CAATAGCTAAATTGGCCGTAGTGGCTACCGCTGAAAAGTCAACACTGGCATTTAATAGCCTTAATTGTGAATTCACGTTACTGGGCGTTACCACTCCCGTACCGATAGCCGTCACCAAGCCGTTTAGAATCGTGTTTAAAGGAGGGGAGCCACTGGCGGTATAAGTGTAAGCAATACCGTTAATTGTGACTGTATACGCGCCGTTGCCTACCGTTACTACGTTTAAATAAACATCTCTTGCTTGTAACGCTGAAATCGTCACCGCATCCACCGTTTCAAAGGTCAAGTTATTCAGCGTGTCTTGGACTTCCTGCCCTGCGCTTAAAACCGTTCCTTGTACACCATAACACACAACAGATGCCTGACTAGGGGTAGCGGGTTTTCTTACTGTGGCCGTGATACTTGCTACACGGTCTAATTGCACACCACTCGCAAAATCGGGATATTGGCTTAAATAAACGTCATTCGCTAACGCCCAAACCTCGGCGTGCTTTTCTGAAAAGATGCCTACCAGTTGACCGAACACGCTTTGAGGTCTCAAGTCGATATTCGCCCCAAATTGATTCCGTAAATCTTCTTCAATTTCAGACTTGACCACTTCAAGCGTCTTAGGGGTGAATCCTTCAAAAGAAAGTCCGTATACCATTAGCCAAATACCTCATTGCCTGTTATAACCGTGCCTAGGGCTTGCACTTCAAAATCAACGCGCGCTAGCCGTGTGCTAGGGTCTAAGTCTAAATTCAAATAGTTTAGCTTCTCTACACCGTTTGTATTTATAATCTCACGAATTAATAGCTGTTGTACACGGTTTTGAGACGTCCCCTTTTGTAGTATTTCATCGAACCAAGGGAGACCCACGGCCGTATTTAAAAACCACTCCCCTAAAAGCGTTTGTAAGTTCTGCTTGATGCTTTGCTGAACCCAATTTCCCCCATCGACTAGGCTTAAATCACCGTTAGTAATGGTTAAATCGTGGCTTGTACGGTCTAAGAGTAAATCCATTATTGTGGGTTTCCTGTAAGTCCTGCCCCTACCGTTACACCGCCATGTTTATGGGTAGCAAAGGGGATGCCTGCCATTGTTGATGTCCCTGATACGTTCAAATTGCCTGTTATGGTTGTGTTGCCTGTTAGGGTAATTGTAGGGGCTGTGACGTTTACGGCTAGGGGTGAACTAACCGTTATGCCTGCTTCACTTAGTGTAACAGTATTCGCCCCATGTTTCAACTCTAAACCATTTAGGCTACTTGGTTGTAATCCGTGCATCTGTGGTAAGAATACCGCGTCTGTCCACGCATGACGACGCTTGCTTTGAGGCTGGCTTGCGTCCATGTCTACCGCCCATTTGCCTATATCGCCGTCACAATGAATCAATAAGCCCCAATCACCCCGTTGTAAAGGGAAGGTTATGCGAGTTGTCAATGTGGATAACCACATAACAGGCACGGCCGATATAATCGGTACGTCTAAAACGTCCTCATCATCTCGAACATGAGGAATCGTTATCTTGACCGTAGCTAGGCTTTTTGTAGCATCGTAGCTTTCAATGACCGCTGGCATAGCGACGCGCATGGTCTCATAGACTTTTTTAATAGTGCGTTTTAAAAGTTCACCACTATTATTGTCGTTCATATATGGTAGCCCTCGTTATAAATTCACCGCTACGGTTACCACCTTGATGCTCTACCGTGTCCACCACAAATAAGCCGTTTACAAATTGACTTTGCACTTCAATTAAATCAAAGGGGTTCAACTGTGGTCTTAACAACATGGTTATTTGGTAGCCGTTAGGCTTAATCTGCTTAGGAAGAATCCGTTCACTTATTATCGTATCGTCTAAAACTTCTGGTTTTGCCAATAGTCCATTTTCTGGCGAAATGGTTAAAACAGTGGTCTGATTTAAAGCCTTGCCACGCACCGTAAAAATCAAGGTGTTATTCACTATACCCCATGACGCGTTTACGTTGCTTGAAAGGTCATCTAGGGCTTGCGAGGCGGTGCCTGTATGAGTGTACCCACCCTTTAGTGGGGTCTTTAATTCTAGGCTAGCGTTTGCAATAAGCTTTAATCCCATTTGTTTTGCAATCGACTGAACCGCTTGATTGACGGTTGCTTTATCGGCCAGACCTAAAACAACACGCTTATTCTTTAAGGCTAGTAAGCCGTCAAGGGCTTCAATGTTGGTTATTGAATCGGGGGGTTGCCATTCCGTCACACGACGCGTAATATCACACTTGGCAAGTAAAACCAACTCATCATCATAACCTGTGTAAATCTCTAAACCTTTATTTGACTGGATGAACTGCCTTGATGTATCGCTTAAATTTTTAATCGCTATCCTGCATTCATTCGGCACCGTGCTTCTATCTTTTCTCACTTCAAAAACAGTGTCAAGCCCTTGATTTAAAACAAGGGTGTCATTTTCGCCGATTATACGCACTTCGACGTTTCTAAGAAATTGCTTCGTCATAGCAAAGCACCGCCTTGTCTTTTAATTCTTGGGCTGTGGGTGTGTCCCCTGCGATACTGCCAATCGGTTGCAAAAATAGCGTCCCTTGTGGAGCGTTTGCATTACCGCCTCTGAATGCCATTCTGTAGCCAAAGTTTAGCTTCATGCCTAGCTCAATAGGCGTTTTATCGGGGAGCATTAAATCAAGCACGTAGTAAGGCTCTATATCAGGAGGCGCTAACAATAAACCACGCAATAGGTAAACCGTGCCATCTAGTTCGACCTCGTACTCCCAGCTGTCAAGGCTTGGCAGTTCTAAAGTGATTAAACTCATGCTCGTAACCTCTCTATGGTTCGTTGTGCAATCGCTGATATACTATTGCTGGCGATGACGCCCTGCTTGCGTCCCACGTTTACACGCCCGCTTTTATCGCTTAAAAAGAGGCTATCTAAAATGTTTGCTTGTAAAAAGGAGACGTTAAAACGGATAGAATCGCCGTCATCATTAGCCCGTGGGATGCTAATCGACGTGATGAGCATATTTGGGTACACTTCATAACCTGCCACAACGTCCACAGGGGTTTTCGCTTTCCACAAGTCCACAAGGCTTTCATACGCTTGAATGCGTGCCACGGGATTCGCTTGAAGGCTTATGCTTCTCACTATATCAGAATCGCTAACGATACACTCCATGCTTAATTCTAAAGGCTCGTTATAAACGTGATCGGTTACATTTTCGCCTGTTTCAATCGGGGCGGATGTCACCGTGTTGTTTAGATTGATTGTTTCACTTATAACGGCGTCTAATTCAAGGAAGCCTATTTTCTTTCTAACGAGAAGACCGAAAACGTCGAGTAGTGCGATTTTAACCGTCATCTAGTAACCCCCTAACGCTTGAAAGCCATTCATCATGCCACCGCTGAAGCTCTTCCCTAGGGACTTGGCTTGTGCGTTTGAAGGCATACCATTAAAGTTAAACGTGTTTGTGTTGACAAGGGATTTATTGCTTGTGTTTGTCGTCCCTGCTCCTTGACGCTGTATTCTGGCCTGTTCTCTACCGCCTCCGCGTATTTCACCACGGCTTGCACGCTCTAAAGCACCGCCTAGCGTCATCCCTGCTTCACTAAACTTACCACTTACCGCGTTCCACGCATTGCCTATGCCCTTTATGGCACTAGACAATAGCTTAAATTTAAGCTCCAAAAAGGTCGCAAGGGCTATAATGCCTGTTATGGCTAAGCCTACAGGGCCTAGTGCAACGGCCATGGCTATGCCTGTTTTTATAGCCGTAGGTATCATTTGAGCCAATAAGAACAGTTTTAAAGTGATGAATCCCGCCAATATAGCCCCTAAACTGCTGACGATATAATCAAAATTGTTTATTAAAAATAATAAAACAGGTTCAAAGGTTTTATACGCACCCACTAGGCTATTGACGGCCACTGTTGCCCCATTAAAGAACTCGACCATTTTTGTACTAATCAACTTTTGATTGTTTATTAAATAGTTGGTCGTTTTTTCTATTAAGCTATCCATAACCCTTAAAAACTTTTGGGGTCCTTCAAGCTTTTGAAACTCATCCATGGCCATGGCCACGCGAAAGCCCATTAGTTGAAAGCGGTTAATCACACGGTCTAAACTTAAGGGCATTTGATCAAATTGATTTAATATCCGTGGCAAGGCGTCTTGAATAGCCATAAATAGCATTTTATTAGTAAGCTTTTGTTTTTTAACTAATTGAAATAACGCCCCTGCGGTACCGTTAGAGCCTAGAATACTTTTAGACAATTCATTTGCAAAAAAGTTAGCCCCTTCAAAAACAGACCTAAACTCTTCGGCTTGTACAATGGGTGAAGCAAACGCCTGCCCTAATTGTGTTAAGGCTCCTGCCATTTCAGAAATCGGCTTGTCTGAAATGGCCAAGGCTTGAGCAATACCCCTCGTCACCTTTATAACGCTTTTACCGTCTGTCCCTAGGGCTTTGGCGTTCATTGAAATCTTGCCAAAAACATCCTCGACCGCGCCTAGGCTTACACCTGTTTGAAGGCTTATATCAACTAGTTGTTTTAGCGTGTCCTTTGCGCCTGCTACGTTGCCTGTGAAGACGCCAATCCGCGCCGTCATGCCGTTGAGTTCACTATTTAATTTAAGCATAGCAAAAGTAACCGTAGGAATGACGACCGCCAGCCCTACAAAAACGCCTGTTAGTACGCCCCCTACTTTATCCCCTACCGCGCCTAGTTTTTCCATTTTCTTTTCAACGTTACTGACGGCCTTGTTAAGACGTCTATCCACTTCTTTTAAAGCAGGCTCGTTTAACTTTGTTTCAATGGTAACAAGCAACTCTCTAAGGGATGCCATTATCTACCGCCCTTCTTTTGCTTGGCTTCTGCCTCTGCTTGCATCAAGGCTTGCACGTCGTCCTTCATGTCTAGTATCGCATTCATTTTTAACAAGTCCTCATAGTCATAAACCGTGCGTAACTCATTCAAGGTTGCCATACTTTCACGAACCAATCGCCATACAAGCCAATCTTCTAAGATGCTTTCGCCTATTTTGCCGTAGGAGCGGTCGTCGTACTTGGGCTGACGGCTTGGCTTCCAAAACTCTGAAGCATCGGCAAAAAATTGTTTACTTTGATCACCTCGGCTATCACTTCAAACAATTCGCCCCAGTTCCCTGCGTAGTGGTCGTCAAATACACCCATAGCGCTTTGTTGCTTGTTGTCAATGGTAATATACGTTTGGCGTAGGAGCTTTTTAACTAAATCAAAATCGGGGTCGTGATTTAAGCTATACTCACAAAAGGCGGAGGCTACTTTGACCAAATGCCCTAGGTTCATGTTAACGTCACCCTTTTCGTCACGTTCAATCGTGATGTTAGCAGAACTTAGATGACTCCCAATCAATCGAACCAACTTAAGCCCTTCTGTGGCTGGATGAGGCACAATGTCGTAGCTTGTACCGTTAATAATAATATGCTTAGCTTTTGAAGATAAACTCACTAGCTAGCTCCCCCGTAGTTGATGTTGACGTCTACCGCGGTGAATTGGTACTCTCTACCGCCTGCTTCAAGCTCTCCACTGATTGAAGGTAAGGCTTTGGGGTAACAAATCCCTACGGCTTGCGTATTTGTGGTGTTAGCATCCTTTAAAAGGAAAGCACTGCTTACTTGTGTGCGAATCAAGCTATTTAGCACGTCATTGCTAGGGGAGCCGTTTTGAATTGTGAAATTCAAACTCCAGCTTATATTGGTGTTAATGTTTCTAGTGAAATCCTTATCAACACCCATGGACGTGGTGGAGATGTCAGAATCAGGTTCAAGAGTTATTCCTGAACCTTCCATAAATCCCTCAATAGGGATACCGCCTACAATTAAATTAATCTTCTTGGGGTCGTGGTTATACTGTGCCATGGTTCAATCTCCTTTAGACGGTTACGGTACCTGTGATAGTCATAAACTTAATCGCCCCAATCAAACGCGCTTCAAAAGACGCGGTATAAAGGCGGTTTGCACGGTCTTGGGCTGTAGTGAGTTCAACGCTAGGGGTCGTTACAGTAAAATCTGTATCAATGAAGCGCGTCCCTACCGCCTTTTGTAAGCGGGCACGCATTACTTGCTCTACACTTGCAATACCCTTAGTGTCGTAACCCACTTTTGAGAATCTATCGGCCTGTTGCGTCAACAAGTAGTATAAATCCTCTTCAAGGCGCGTTTCCAGCCATGCTACCCCGTGAATCACATCACCCCATTCACCGCCCGTCATTTTACCGCCTAGCGTTCTAACGTTTGCACCGTCTGTTTCAAAGGCTTCTACGTTCTTAAAGTTTAAGGTGTTACGCTCTGTTTGAGTAAACGCCTGCTTTCCGAATGCTGGATTAAAGGATGAAATCACCCCTACAACCTTTTGATTGTGCCAAGCGGTAGACCCTGCGGCTTGGAACTGATTCTCGACAATCGGTAATACACGGCCAATAACCGCCATTTCAGGAAAGAACCCTGTCAAGTTGGTTGTTTCGTAAACGCTGTAATGGTACGTTACATGAGCGTAGTCATTATCTAAGGCTTTTAAGCTACTTCCTACGTCCGTGGTGTTACCGTCGACTAAAGTGTTAGCATCGGAGGTTCTGAAGAAAACAATTTTACGTCCTGCTAAGGCTTGAATTGTAGCCCCTAAAAGCAACTGGTTTGCTTTAGTAGCGTCTTGAATAGCCACGGCGTAGAAGTCATCACGCACCGCTTGAATCGCCGTTAACGCTTGACTATACGTTTCGGTGGCTAGTTTAAATCCGATGAGTAACCGTTTAGCGTTGCCACCTTGTGCGAAAAACGCCTGCGCTGATAAGTATTCAGCCGTAGTGGTCGTGTATTTTAAAGCCACTTCCGCAAGGCTGGAATAAGTCGCTACACGGTCTACAGGCGCATAAGTAAGCGTTCCACTTGTAGTAAGTGAAGTCCCTGCGGTGTAGGTGAATGTATTGGCCGTAGGCACGGTAGCGACTACATACTTCCCTGCTACGGCGGTCCCTGTAGGTGCTGACATATCAATAATTTGACCAACCACTAAACCATGGCCTGCTTTAGTGACTGTCACAACCGTAGTTGTCTGAGTATAGGCGTTACCTGTAACCGCGGTACCTAATGCGCCAGTCTCCCCAATAAACAAGGGGACACCAAAGCCCGTGCGTGGTGCAAATGACGTCAAAAGGGATATTTGAACATCTATAAAGTTCTTAATTAAAGACAGTGACACTAGGCGGTCCTCCATGTTT